CAAGAAGCGTGGAGATGTGACTGTAAACTTTGGTGGCCCTGTTGGTGTTGTTGATTTGACTAATGGTGCTGAGAACAAGAAGTGGTGGTCTTTCGCAGAAGATGGCCCTCTAGGTAATGGTACACGAGCTATGGTACAGTTTGAAATGTATGCTGAAGGTTCTGGCCTACGTCTGAAGAACATTGGTGTCACAAGCCATGTGCCTTACGAGACTAATGGCGACTACGATAATTCTGCTGATGAAATGTTTAAGGTAGCTTAATGCTAGATTGGGGTTTTAGTATGAAAAAAGATAACGAAGATACTCTGGTAATTATTGGTGCTGTTATTCTTGCGATTACTCTCTTTATTGCAGGGCCAATTTTTGTCTTACTTGCACTAAACACTTTGTTCCCAGCTTTGGCTATCCCTTATACACTAGGGACTTGGGCTGCTACGTTAATTATTATTGCTGTATTTCGCGGAAAGGTTAAAACGAAATGAAAGTGTCTATTCACGCAGAGTTTGAGAAAGACTTCGATGGTTTTGATGGTGAACTAGTTTACAGTTGGGATAATGTCGAAGATTTGACTGATGTATCTCAGTTCTTGACTAGTGCAGTTCAAGCTATGGGGTACACCTACGTAGAGGATGTAGGCCTTCAAAAGAAAGATGGTGATGTAGTCTGGGGTGGTTTCTAATGACAGAGAGTGGCAAGGGTAAAGTTTTAGTGGATGGCGATATTGTTGCTTACCGAGCAGCCTTTGCTACTCAAGATCAGTCTCCAGAAGATGCTGTAGCTAAAGTTGACGATCTAATGTCTTTCATTATTGAAGCAACTATTGATGTACCATTTGCATCTTCTGAAGATTACAACACCTATCTGACAGGTAAAGGCAACTTTAGGCACGAGATTGCTAAGACCCTAGAGTATAAAGGCAACCGAAAAGAAGTTGCCAAGCCTACCCACCTAAGCCTCTGTAGGGGCCATCTAATTGACAGCTACGATGCCATTGTAAGCCAAGGTGAAGAAGCTGATGATCTAATCTCTAAAGCTGCTGCAAGCCTTAATTACAACTGTGTTGTAGCTTCTATTGACAAGGATATGCTTCAACTGCCCTGCTGGCACTTTAACTTTGGTCGTAACGAGTGGTCTAAGGTTAGCCCAGAGGAAGGGATGAAGTTCTTCTACACTCAAATACTGACGGGTGACAGGGCTGACAACATTGGGGGTCTTCATGGCGTAGGGCCAGTAAAAGCTAGTAAAATACTACAAGGCTGTGAGACTGAAAATGAACTATGGGATGCTGTTGTAAAAGCCTACGAGGGTGATGTAGAACACGTCCTAGAGAATGCTAGATTGTTGTGGTTGCGTAGGTATGAGGGAGAAATCTGGTGTCAGCCAATCACGGAATAAAGAATGGCTATAGGTCTGGCCTAGAAGAAAAAGTTTCTAAGCAGCTAGAAGATTTGGGTGTAGCTTATGAGTACGAAAAGTTAAAGATTACCTATGAGGTACATGAGAATAGAACCTACACACCAGATTTTAAAATATTAGCCAATGGTATTATTGTAGAAACAAAAGGTAGGTTTGTTACTGCTGATCGTAAAAAGCACCTATTGATTAAGAAACAACATCCAGAGATTGATATTAGGTTTGTCTTTTCTAATTCTAATGCAAAGCTACAGAAAAAATCTCCTACTTCTTACGCTGATTGGTGTGACAAAAATGGCTTCCTTTATGCCGACAAACTTATCCCACAGGAATGGTTAGATGAAAATCCTTAGTGTTATCAGAGAGGTACTACTTAAGATGACAACTAAACACACCTACACAAAGCCTACGACTAACAACAAAGTTCTAGTCTGGGAGGTATTAGAGGGGCCATACCTACGTGATGAGTTTGATGAGGATGACTTACACGCAGGTGGTATTCCTATCGGTCTAGATGCTATGCTTGTAGTTATGGTAGAAGAAGATGGTGTGATTGATACAGTGAACTTCTGGTATGATACAGAAGAAGACGCCTTAGAAGTAGTTAAATACTTTAAGGTAAACATTGGCCCTTTGGAGGTTAAGTGATGAGTGGTAAAACAGTAGTAGTCTTTAGTTGTGGTCACTCTGACCCATCAGTTCCTAATGATCGTTACTCTTGGTTAGGTGACTTTCTATACGATCTAAAGCCTGATTATGTTGTTGACTTGGGTGATGGCGCTGATATGCGGTCGTTAAATACATACGACACTCGTTACCCACAAGCTATTGTCTCACAATCCTATCAGGCTGACATTGAACACTACAACGATGCTATGGAACGTATGCGTTGGAAGTTCCGTCACAACAAACGTAAAAGCCCACGCTACATTGGTTTTGAAGGCAACCATGAAAATCGTATTAAGAAAGCTCTTGCAACTGATCCACGGCTAGAAGGGGACAAGTATGGTATCTCTTTTAGTCACCTTCAAACAGACCATTGGTTTGATGACTACCATGAATACCATAACTCAGCCCCTGCTCTTGTAGAATACGATGGCATTATCTATGGTCACTACGTAGCCAGTGGTAACTATGGTGCAGCTATGGCAACTAAAAATCATGGTGGTTCTCTGGTAGAGAAACTAGCGTGTAGCGTCACTGTAGGTCACACACACAAGTTTGACTACCACTACAAGGGAGAAGCTCGTAAGCCTATCCACGGGCTTGTTGTGGGCTGTTTTAAAGGTGCTGATGAGACTTGGGCTGGACAGGCTAACCTAGATTGGCGTAAGGGTGTAGTGGTCAAGCGTGAAGTACAGAATGGTGATTATAATATTGAATGGGTCTCTATGGAATCGTTGAGGAAAGAGTATGGGCAAGTACTCTGACTTTGAGAGAAGACCAAGAGACTTCTACACTACCCCGATAGAACCTGTGATACCATTGATTGACCACCTTCCGTATTCATTCGATTACGTAGAGCCTTGTGCGGGAGATGGTCGTCTAATTAACAACATTACAGAACTGACTGGGGGTCATGGTAATTGTATCTTTGCTTCTGATATTGAGCCTTTGGCAGAGGGTATGTTTAAGAATGATGCCTTAACCCTTGACTTTGGTGGCTATGGCACTGTAGATATGTGCATCACTAACCCACCTTGGAGTAGAGACTTCTTGCACCCTTTCATTGAGCATTGGTTAGACATCTGCCCCACTTGGTTGTTGTTTGACTCTAACTGGAAAGAGACTAAGCAGTCGGCTGTTCTCATGACCTACTGTGCTAAAGTAATCTCTGTGGGTAGGGTCAAGTGGGTTGAAGGTAGTAAGGGTGTGGGTAAAGAAGATTGTAGCTGGTATCTGTTTGATGCCAACAAGACACATCAGACATATTTTTATGGAAGAAGCGTATGATCACTGACCACGATATTAGGTGTATGGATACCAATGGTATTATGTGGGAATACTTTAATATTGCACCAGAAGGAAAAAGTGCTATGACAGTTATGGAGATGGTTAAAGAGTTTAGTAAAGTTCTAGATCAGAAGATTGATACTGCCCTTTACACGCAGTTGGTTATTGAGGAATTTGATGAGTGGCTTGCTGAAGGTACTTGTGTAGAAGATGACCTTAAGGAACTGGCTGACTTGGTTTATGTAGTATATGGTTATGCCAATGCCTGTGGCTACGATCTTGATGAAGCTATTCGTAGAGTACATGCTAACAACCTTGGTCGTTGTGTTCAACCTGATGGTTCTATCCTTCGCCGTGAAGATGGAAAGATTATCAAGAACAAGGCTTATCCTAAAGTGGATTTGAGTGATCTAATTGGTAACGGAGCAACATAAATGAAACAACTTCTTACCAAAAGCTGGGTTATCCGTTGGTTACGTTATGTAAATACTTGGCGGGAACATCGTAGGATTATCAAAGAACTAAATGCTATGGATGATAAGACCCTACGAGACATTGGCATTAGTCGTTGCGACATCGACAGACTGATCTGGCTAGAATATGATAAAGAAAAACGAGGAAAGAGTAACAATGAAAAGTAACTACCTGCCAACAGACTATCAGTCCTTTATCGGAATTTCACGTTATGCCCGTTGGCTTGAGGAAAAGGGTCGCCGTGAGAACTGGGGTGAAACAGTTGACCGATACATGAAGAACGTAGTGTCCCCTCTGACCTTTGCATCTGACCTTAAGATTTACGGAGAGATCGAAGATGCTATCCTTAGCCTAGACGTTATGCCTTCCATGCGGGCTGTAATGTCTGCTGGGACTGCACTAGAGCGTGACAACACAGCAGGATACAACTGTTCCTATATGCCTGTAGACGATCCACGATCCTTTGATGAGGCTATGTTCATTCTGTTGTGTGGCACTGGTGTAGGCTTCTCTGTAGAGCGTCAGTTCATCAGTAAGCTACCAGAAATCCCAGAACAACTAAACCCTGTCTCTGCTGTACGTATTATGGTAGAAGATAGTAAAGAGGGTTGGGCAGATGCCTTGCGTAAGGTAGTCTCGTATCTCTATGAGGGTTATATCCCAACTTGGGATGTGTCAAAAGTCCGTCCTGCTGGTGCTAAGTTGAAGACATTTGGTGGTCGTGCTTCTGGGCCTGCACCTCTGATTGACCTGTTTAACTTTGTTGTTAAAACCTTTGTTGCTGCTAAAGGTCGTAAGTTGTCTAGTATTGAATGTCACGACATTATGTGTAAGATTGGTGAAGTTGTTGTAGTTGGTGGTGTTCGTCGTTCTGCTATGATCTCTCTGTCTAACTTGTCTGATGATCGTATGCGTCATGCTAAGTCTGGGGCATGGTGGGAGAACAATCCACAACGAGCCTTGGCTAATAACTCTGTAAGCTACACTGAGAAACCTGACGCTGTGTCTTTCCTTCGTGAGTGGGCAGCTTTGGTAGAGAGTGGTTCTGGTGAACGTGGTATCTTCAATCGTCAGGCATCTAAGAAACAGGCAGCTAAGAATGGTCGCCGTAAGACTGACTTTGAGTTTGGCACTAACCCATGCTCCGAGATTATTCTGCGTCCTTACCAGTTCTGTTAAGAAGATAGCAGAAGTAAAACAAGGTGAATTGCTGGGAAGCCTAAGTGCATAGCATATGGTAATCAGCAGCCAAGCCCATCAGGGATGATGTGGAAGGTTCAACGACTAGGACG